AAGCCCCGGCCGAACTGGCCGCAGGTTTGGAAGATCAACGTCCCGCGTGACGCCAAGGAGACCTTCAAGCAGTTCCGCCAGCAGAACTCGGGCGTTCTGAAGGGCAAGGTCGCCTGGGCCGGAGGCGGCGACTACTGGGTGCACGGCGACGTGGTCTCCGGGTTCGGCCAGTACAACCCCGTGGCCGCCTGATGGCGGCGGAGTGCCGCTTCTTCCCGGACCGCCGGGAAGAAGCGCGCAATGTGCGGCTGGCCAATGCCGCTCGCAATCTGTCCACGTCGATGGACCAGCTTCTGGCGCGACTGCGGAACATCGACTGGCGCCACCCGGCGCTGGTCGTCTACCGCGAAGACGGTGACGACCGGTGGTCGTACGTCACGATCGGGCTGAACACGCCCGAAGGGCCGGGTGAGGGCGAGTGAGCGAACCCGTGCGGCTTCTGCCGCAAGGCCCTGACGACCCGGTCAACGTCCTGAAGTTCTCGGATGGCCGGGTCGTTGTCTGTACGCACGATGGGGCGCCGTGCAACGGCTGCCGGACCCCGCGGGAGCAGTGGCCCAAGATCTGGGAGCCGGGCTTCTTGCGACCGGTTGAGGACTAGTGCAGACCCTGAGCCGCAGCGTCGGCCGCGCATCGGACGCGGCCGAGCCGCTGCCGATGCCGTTCACCACGTGGCAGTCTCGCGGAATCCGGTTCCGGCGGTCATCGGTCTCGATGATCGCCGGACTCCCGGCCAGCTACAAAACGATGTTGACCCTGAACCTGATCGTCGGCATGAAGGTGCCGACGCTGGCCTTCAACACGGACAGCTCGCTGGAGACTGTCCGTGCGCGGCTGCTGGCCATCGCCAGCGGCCGGCCGACGGAGGAGACGGAGTCGTGGCCGTTCAGTCAGCCGCAGAAAGCGGCTGAACTGCTCAGTGCGTATGACTTCCTGAAGTGCGACTTCCGTCCTGATCCCACGCTCGATGACATCTGGCTGGAGACCTACGCGTACGCGGAGGTCCACGGCCGATGGCCGGAGCAGATCGTCATCGACATCGTCTCCGATGTCGGCCATGAGGCCGGAGATGAATGGGCGACTCTGCGCGACTTGATGCGCCAGAGCAAGGTCCTGGCGCGCGACACGGGCGCGCACGTGCTGCTTGTACACCATGCCTCTGACAGTCCAGGGACGAAGCGTCCCTGCCCGCGGCGCAGCGACATTCACGGCAAGGTCGCTGCGATTCCGGAACTGATCATCACCTGCGGCATGGACGACATGGGGCGGCTGTGCGCCGCCTGCGTCAAGAACCGCCATGCCAAGGCGGACAAGGACGCGAACGACTTCTTCCCCATGGATCTGCACGCGGAGCGTGCATCTGTCGGGGACTGGACGCAGATCTCGATGCCCCACGCCTTCGCGGCGTGGGATGACCAGCAGGGGAGGAACTGGTGAGCGACGCCCGCTATCACCGCAACGAGATCATCAGGACCCTGGTCGATGGTGGCTGGGAAGACGACGAGATCAGGGAATCGCTGAAGGCGGTTCTGGATCATCACGCCCACGAACTGGCGGAGAAGATCCGCCTTCACAAGGACGAGGCGCGAGGCGCCGTCCAGGCCACGAAGGTCGTGGCCTTCTGTGCCGACCTCATCGACCCCGAGGTCGAGTGATGGACCAGGCGGCCTACGGCGATGGTCTGCGCCGGGCCATCGCCTTCTTCGCCCTGGAAGGGCTCCTGGATGTCTACAGCAGGAACCTGACGCGCGAGGAAGCGCGCAAGCACATCGAGTTCATGGACAGGTACGGCCCCGCCGAACTGGTCTGGTTCGACCTGCGCTGGCCCGAAGAGCCGCCGTGAGGCGGCCACGCCTCCGGCGTCCAGCGCTGGAGTGCACCACCTGCGGGAAGCTCTGCTTCCCCACCGAGCGGGCCGCCAAGAAGGCGGCCCGCTCCTGGTTTCCCAAGCAGTCATTGCACGCGTACCGCTGCGGCGCCTGGTGGCACATCGGCCACACGGCGCCCGTCCGCGTGCGCGGAGAGAGGAGAGAGAAGTGAGCGAGATTCCCAAGGAGTCGTGGAAGCACTGGTTCTTCCGCACATGGTGCGGATTGTTCCCGTACCGGACGTGCCGAGGGCGTGGCCACTGATGAACGCCCTTGTCATCGCGGAACTGAAGCTGCGCCAGGCGCAGCTGTCCGAGCGCGCCGAGCGCAAGCGCCAGGAATGGCGCGGCATGCGCCCCACGGCGAAAGCCGTGGACCTGGGCAAGGAGGTCAAGGCGCTCGATGAGCGCGCGGCCGACTACGCGGCCCTGCTCCGCGTCGCGGAGGGGATGTCGTGAGCGGCGGCAGCTTCAACTACCTCTGCTACGCGGCCGACATAGGCACGCTCGGTGAGCGCCGAGGGGCCATCGAAGAGATGGCCCAGGCACTGGATGTCTACGACCACCCGGCCGCCGCGAAGGCGGCCGAGCGTACCCGTGCCGTTCTTCTCGCCTTGTCGGCGGCGGATGAGCTGGCGAGCCAGCTCGCCGATGTCTGGCACGCCGTGGAGTGGCACCACTCCAGCGACTGGGGCGAAGAAGACGTGATCGAGGTCCTTCAGGCGTACTGGTCGAAGGAGGCGTCGTGAAGCTCTTCCGGCGCAAGAAGCGCCACGTCCACACGTGGACGAACTGGAAGCTCGTCACGATGCACGGCGTGCATCTGAAGAGCGGCGTCCGCTTCGAGTCGGACGCCCAGACGCGCAGCTGCACGGAGTGCGGCTACATGCAGCGGGAGGACTTGTGAGGATCATCGTCACGGGCTCCAGGGCCTTCCCCGAACGCGGTCCCGTCTGGGACCGCCTGAGCGCACTGCGCGAGCAGTACGGCTGCTTCATCCTCGTGCACGGCGGCTGCTCCACCGGAGCGGACGCGTACGCGTCCCAGTGGGCGGCAGCCCACCCGGAGTGCCCCGAGGAGGTCTTCAAGGCCGACTGGTCGGCGCAGGGCAAGAATGCCGGTCCGATCAGGAACCGGCGCATGGTGGAAGCCGGCGCGGACATGGTGCTGGCGTTCCCGCTGCCGCAGGGCAGCGGCACGCAGCACACGATCTCCCTGGCCCAGCGGGCCGGGATCTTTACGGAGATCTGGAGGCCGGCCAATGGCTGATCTTCACGCCCTTCCCCTGCTCGGGCATGACCTGCCCGAGCCCCTGGCGCCCGAGAAGGTCAAGGTCTTCAAGCACGGCGACCATTGGGCCTGGACCCATCCTCTGTGCAGGGGCCTGTACACGTTCAGCACTGGGCCTTATTGCCACGCCAGCCATCAGCAGGCCATGAGGGCTGCGCTGAAGCACTTGAAGTGGTGCCGCCAATGAGCGGCCCCAGCGACCCGGCTTGTCCCGAATGTGGTGAGCCGCACTCACACAACCACGTCTGCAAGGAGCAGAGATGAAGCTCGTCCGGGACAACATCCCCAACTTGAACGCCGCGGGAAAGCTGACCCCGCGGCCCGGCTCCGACCGGAGCCAGTACAGCTTCCGGCCGGTGGCCGGACCGGAGGAGCACATGCTCCTCCTCCGGCTGAAGCTCGCCGAAGAGGTCGGCGAGGTGCTGTCCGCGCCCACGCGGGAGCAGACGATCGCCGAACTGGGCGATCTCCTGGACGTGATCCTGGACTTCCAGAAGCTCCTGAAGATCGAAGACGTGGAGTACAAGGCTCGGCACGCCAAGCGTGCCCGCTTGGGCGGCTTCGACAAGGGCTGGGTCCTGGAGTGAGCGCATCCAAGGGCAACGCCAACCAGCGCAGGGGCGCTGAGACCGAGCGCATGGCCGCCAGGTATCTCAAGACCTGGTGGCCCGAGGTGGACCGGCGTCTTCGGGAGGGTCGGTTCGACGACCAGGGGGACCTGGATGGCGTCCCCCTCACCTGTACGCAGGTGAAGTACTGGGACAGACCCCGGCTCCAGGAGTGGGTCACCAGCACTCTGAAGCAGCGGGAGAACAAGGACTGCCCGCTCGTCTGGATCATCTCCCACGTGAAGTACCGCCCGGTCGATCGCTGGGACGTATACATGCCCGTGACGCAGCTGTACGGCGTCAGCGCGGACGAAGGCGAGGCATCATCGTGGATCAGGATGGATTTCCGGCTCGCCGTTCGGGTCATGCTCGACCTCATCGTGGACAACCGGAACTCCTGGGGCCAGTCCTAGCCCACTACGGCGTTGACATCCCGGAGGGATACCGGGAGGTCAGCGCCTGCTGCCCTGTTCACGGCGAGAAGAACGCCTCGATGACGGTCAATCTCGATCGAGGCGTCTTCTTCTGCTTCGCCTGCCAGGCGAAGGGCACAGCCATTGACTTGATCATCGCAATCGAAGGATGTGATCGTGAGGCTGCCAACAGCCGAGCAGAGGCTATGGCTCGGACTGCTGGTCTCGCAGTCCCAGCGAGACCTGGCGGCCGATACCAGCGCCCAGGAGTATCTGAAGACGAGGGGCTTTACCGAGCAGGTAGCCGCCCAGTGGCGGCTCGGACTCGTTACGTCCCCCCCGGTCGGCGCTGAGAATCAGCGCGGCCGGCTCTGCATCCCGTACCTCACCGAAGCGGGCGTCGTGAACGCCCGCTTCCGCTGCCTCCGAGATCACAAGTGCTCGGAGGCAGTTCTGTTCACGGATCCGGAAACGGGCAAGCCCGTGCACTGCCAGAAGTACAAGGGCTTCGAAGGCTGGAACACCAACCTGTTCAACGTCATGGACTTGAGCAAGCCTTCGGACGCCATCTGCGTCACCGAAGGTGAGCTGGACGCCATCACGCTCTCGATGTGCGGCATCCCGGCCGTGGCTGTGCCGGGTGCCACGAACTGGCACAAGCACTTCCCCCGCTGCCTTGACGACTTCGCCAAGGTTTTCACCTTCGGCGACGGAGACAAGGCAGGCCGTGGCCTGAACAAGAAGCTCATTAACGACGTACGGGCGGTGCCCGTGCGCATGCCCAAGGGCGAGGACTGCAACTCGCTCTTCATGAAGGGAGGGGCGGATGCCCTCCGGAGGCTCATCAGTGGATGATCCGCACTGCCAGTGCAGCCACTTCCGCCTGGACCACCAGGCGGGGCATGGCGCATGCTCGGTATGTGCGCCGACATGCTTGTACTTCAAGCTCGATGACACAGACTCCGCAAGCTCATCGCCGGATGAGCTGTGCCGCATCTGCGGCCATGCCGGGCGGCAGCACTCTCCGCCCATCCCGGAGGGGGAGACCCCCAAGGGGTACTGCGTGGAGTGCGCAGGCGACGAAGTCGGCTATCACGACTTCGTTCCGATGAACGCGGAGGCCGCCGAGCCGGAGGCTCACGAGCACGAATGGTCCGAGTGGGGCGCCGTGTACCACGGCGGCCACTTCCAGTGGCGTGCCTGCGCCTGTGGCGTCACGGAGGCAACCGAGGAAGGGCACGAGTGCCCAGAGTGCACTCCGGAGCCTCCGGCTCGGGAATGCGAGCACCCTTTCGTGGAGAAGTGGGGATTTCGCAGACAGTGCTTTGACTGCCGCGAATGGCTCGACCCTAAGAAGCCGGTCGCCCCGCCCCGCCGCCCTCCGTACGCCGTGGCGTACGCCCTCGCCTCCGGCGAGTTGTACGAGGTCGCCCTTCCGGGCGACGCCGTGGCCACCGTTGAGCACGGTGTGCTCAAGATCAGCCACCCCGAAGGGGTGGACCGCATAGTCCAGGTCAAGCCGATGGAGATGCAGTGAGCGACGTTCTGAACCACCGTCTGAAGGCGGCATTGGGCCTTGGGATTGCGTGGCCCAAGCGCACGTACGAGGAGATTGAAGACTTTCTCAACTCCTACGAGGCGGCCATCACCCGCAAAGTGGCGCGGTCGATTCGGGATCGTGCCCTCGCGGTAGGCGGCGAGAACGAGGCCATCTTCCGTCAGGTTGCCGAGCTGATCGACCCCGACAAGGACAACGCATGATCACCATGAAGACCGGGAGCAAAGCTCCCGTCCGCTTCGTTTTCTCGGACGACGTGTCCGAGACCACCATCACCATCCAGACTGACGACCCGTCGGAGGTCGTCGCCGCCAAGCTGCGGCGTGTGCTGGAGCTGGAGGGCGTCACCGCTGGCGCCATGCTCCTGAACAACGTGAAGGAACGCCTGGCGCAGACGCCCGAGTTCACGCCCGCCGACAGGGCGGCGTACGACGAGCGCATGACGCAGGCCCAGCCGCTGGGCTGGGGCGAGGGCGTGGACATCGAGTCCCTGCCGGAGGCGTGATGAGCTTCGCTCGTCGGGTATGGGACGAAGTCACAGGCGCCGCCGAAAGGCGGCGCTTCGGCTTTCGCGTCCTGGAGATCGCTGCGGATGAGATCCGCAAGAAGGCCGCCGAGATCTATCCGGCGGACAGTCCATGCCGGTACGGCATGGAGCAGGCTGCGGACTTCATCGACCGGAGGGTCGAGCTATGAGCGCCCGGGAAGAGCTGTCCGCCGCGGTCGACGCGGCGTGTCCGCACGAAGAGGGCGAACGCCTGCTCGACGCCTACCGCGCAGAGGTGCTGCGCGAGGCAGCGGCGCATCTGCGCCGGACTCCGCGCGAATCGCGCGATTACCCGGCCGCGCTCACTGGAGCGCGGATCATCGAGACCGATCTGACCGCCCCCTGACCGCCCTCCGGGCGTGAGCCCTCCGCCCGGAGGGCGCACCACATGAAGATGCCCCCAGCCTCCGGGCTGGGGGCCCTTCTTCGTTTTCCGGGCCCTCACGGCGCCCGGTTGCTGTGCCAGTCCTCATGCCGCTCGACGCGGCCCTCGATCCTGTCCATGCGCGTGTCCATCCGGTTGTGCTCTCGCTCCTTGGATTCCACCAAGCCCCGGATGTCGTTGGACAGTTCTTCGAGCTTCGCTCCCGTGCGACCCCACTGACGGCTGACGCTCAGCAGGGACTTGCTGAGCCAGCCGATACCCGTGAGCACGGCAGCGAGGACGACCATCAGGGCTTCGAACCTCTGGTCAGGGGTCACGGCTAACACGGTCCTCCGTCAGTGGGGCAGGATGCCCACGGCCATGAGCAGCACGATCACGAACGTGCCGACGATCAGCAGGAACTCCACGTCCGATCTCATGACTTCGCCTCCGGCGTGTCCGGTACCGCCGCCACGGGCGGCTGCCTGCGGTCGTCCAGCTTGTGCTGGACGTAGGTCTTGGCGGCGCTCAGCGCCGTGGCGATGGGCAGCGCCCACCACTCCTTGACGCTGGCGGCCTCGGTGATACCGAAGGCCACCGCGGCCTGGGCCAGCGTCCAGCCGGCCCGCTCGGCCAGGTCTTCGACCTGAGTCTTGGTCATGTTCAGTCCTCCTTGTACACGTGCCGCAGGCGCTCTATGAGCGCCGCCGTGGGCCGGTCCAGGACTCCTGAGACCGGGACTCCGAAGAGGCGCTGTGCGCCTCTCAGAGAGGCTTTGGTGGGCTCATCCAGCTCGCCCGTGGGCTCCAGGCCCAGCGCCCGCTGGGCAATGCGCACGGCGGCGTGCTCCACGTCGGAGACGGGCGCGATGATGTCGCGCGGAAGCCAGTCGGTCACGACGAGATCACGTCCCCGATGGTCCGAAGCTGCACGGTCAGATAGCCGCCGAAGACGTTCTTGCCGAGCCCCGGCGTGGCTCCCTGCTCGAACTGGAAGTCATCGACAATCGCCAAGTAGCTCTGGCCGAAGGCCAGGATCTGGAAGGAAACGGCGTCGCCCCTCTGGGCGAGCTGCGAGAAGGTCTCCAGAATCTCCATGGTCTTGCCGTCGTGGCCGAAGACCTGACCCGACTGGGTCTTCTGCTTGTCGGCCACCAGCAGCGGAATCTGGAAGATCCGCTGGCGCACGCTGCCCGGCAGGGCCTTGAGCTGCCAGCCGGTCACGGTCGGACCGGCTGTGTCATCGCTCGCAGAGCGCTCCAGATCCAGGCGCAGTTGCGCCCACTCCACGGCTGCCGCAGGCGCCGGGAGGGCAATGTCCTTGATCTGCGCTCCGCCTGTGTCGCCGACGGTGAACACCGATGTGACGGCGCCCGAAGGGTCGCCGATCGAGGCCGTTACCGAGCCGGCCAGCGGGGCCGGCGTGAAGACGGACAAGAACTTGAACAGCTTCGGCTCCAGCGTGGAGTACCGGATGCGTCCGGTCTGGAAGTAGCCGGACGGCTCCAGCACGTTCGCGCTCTCCAGGTACGAGCCTTCGCCGACCACGGCGAAGGCCATGCGGTTACTCGTGCCGAAGTTCGTCACCGAGGACACCGTCCCGGTGACGTGCGCCTGGATGTCGGTCGCGTACGCGTACCGAATGGACTGGTCCGATCCCTGGATCGGCTGTCCCAGGTCCACGCGCCACAGGCCGCTCTGGCCGTCGATGCTGTTCGTGCCGCCGACAAAGAAGAAGCGGTCGAACGCGGCGATGCTGTGCACGCCGCCCTCGATCTCGATCAACAAAGGGCCGTAGTTGAGATCGCCGTTGCCGTCGATCTGTCCGAGGCGGAAGCCTCGGGATGTGCCAATGCCCACGAACGTACCGAGGTACGAGGTCATCGAGTACACCAGCTCCCCGAGGGGGAGCGTGGCCGTCAGCACGCCGCCGGAGGCGAGTGTGGGGACACCGCCCGTGGAGTCCAGTACAAGGCGGTAGATGGCGCCCTGGGCGCCCGCGTAGCCGGAGGCGTAAATGGAGTCTGTGCCTTCGGCGATGTCGGTCCAGATCCAGTCCGCGTTCAGATGCGTCATCTTCGCCGTGGGCAGCGTGGGCGCTCCGCTGCCCACCAGCTCGTAGAGCTTGTTGCCGATGCCCGCCATCAGGCGGCCTTTGACCCACCGGACCACCACGTCCGCATCCCCGGTGTTCCACGCCAGGGAGCCGGCGCCGTTCCCGGCGCCCTTGTAGATGCCGATGGCATCCGCCGCGTAGTAGTTCGTGCCGTCGGAGCACAGGGACTTGATGGTCCCTGTGCCGCCCCACGTGATGGTCGTCGTAGCGGAGCCCGTATCGCTCTTCAGAGCGCTGCCGACGGCGGACCAGTAACGGTCCGTGCCGTCGTTCCAGCCCAGCACCAAGTGCTGGTTGCTGGAGCTGTCCGCGATGCGCTGCGCTGTCGAGCGCAGCAGCGTCAGCTCACCGTTCGTCCACGGGTTCAGGCCCACGGAGTGGCCGTACATGATGGCGTGGCGATTCTGGAGATTCGCCACCTGGACCTGGTCAGGGTCCTGATAGAGCATCCCTTCGCCGCCAATGAAGGTGTTCTGCGACCGCATCCACCACTGAGCCAGGCTCTGTTCGCCTGGCTCCTTCTGATTGTCAAACTGGTCTTTGCGGACCTGGGCGAGCCCGATGGCCAGCTTGCGGTCATCACTGGCACCGGACAGGAACGGCATGCCGCCGATGGCGAAGTCGAAGGCGATGCCCGAGTTCTGCCATACGGCTGCTCCAGGCGCTGCGGAGCGCCTGGAGATCGGTGCCGGTATCCGGCTGACGATGTCAGCCATGTCAGGCCACTCGCTCCGCGAGCAGATAGGACTGCGCGTACAGGATGGTGGCCGTGGCGTTGCTGGTCGCCTGCGACCAGACCGCGTGAAGGGTGATGGCCGAGGTGGTCTGGATGATCCCGGCTACCTGGAGGCCGTTGGGGTCTCCGGACCCCTCGTCCACATAGCCGTAGACACGGCCCGTGTTCGTGCGGGTGGCGATCACCCGCACGGGAACCGGCGTGGTGGTGACGCCCACGCTCGGCTGGATGGTGTACCACCAGCCGTCGGTGGCTCCGGGGCTGTCGAAGTTCAGGTTCAGGTCACCGGACGTGGAGTTGCCCCAGACAATCAGACCGCGAAGCTCGTAGGTGGCATTCGCGGCCAGCGCCAGCTGAAGGTGCGGGTCCGGTGCCGGCGAGGCCGTGTTCGCCCGGCTGGTGTTCGAAGTCTTGATGGCGAAGACGCGCTGTCCGATGCCGGAGACCGTCATGTCTCCGGCGACCTGGAGGGCGCCGTCCGTCTTCAGGGCGCCCACGCCCGTGCGGTACAGGAACGTGTCGCGGGTCGCGACACCCGTTCCCCAGCCCAGCTTGCCGTCACCGCCGACCACGAACCGCTGGTTCGCATCGCCGGACAGCTGCGCCCGCAGGGCGTCATCCGTGGAGTTCGTGACCGTGGCGCCGACGGCGCCCGTGGCGGCCACCGCGCCGCCCGTGTTCAGGCCGCCGCTGGCGGCCAGCGTGTTCACGCCGGAGCGCGACAGGATGGCGTCCCCGGCTCCTGAGCCGGAACCGAAGACCAGGGCGCCGTCAGCCCGCAGGGCGAGGCGGGCGTTGCCGTCCGCGGCCACGCGGACCGAGGCGGCCGTGTCGGCCGTCGTGGCGCCCTGGAAGACCGGGTTCCCGGTGAAGAGCGTGGCCCCACTGAAGGCGGGGGTTCCGGTGAACGTACCGCTCAGGGCGCCCGCGTTGATCGTGGGCGCCGACAGCGTCTTGTTCGACAGAGTCTGTGTGTTCGTGGTGCCCACCAGGGCACCCGTGACGCCGTGCACGCCGCTGGTAGCGGCGATGTGCGCCTGCATCTCCGCGAAGTCGCGGCCCGAAGAGCTGTGGCGCACGACGGCGCCTCCGGAGTGCGCCTGCGCGGACGTACCGTCCACGCCGCGCGTCACGGTCCAGACGTTGCCCGCCACGGCGGTCACGTCCACCAGCTCTTCCGTGGCGCCTCCGGCGTCCAGCGCCACACAGAAGGGCGCCACCGGGTAGCCCACGGTGGCGACCACGGCAATGGTGGTGTCCGAGTTGGAGATCGAGGATGCCAGCGTGGTGGGCTGGGCAATGCTGCTGTAGTTCCTGGCAACCATGGTCAGCTCACGTAGTAGGTCGGCTGGGGGTGCTCCAGGAACATGCGGTTGCGCTCCTCCTGGAGCCTCTGCTGGTAGAGCTGGTAGTAGTACGCCGCCGTCTGCGCGGCGGACCGCGGCGGCACCAGCGGTGCCCGCTCGGTCGCCTCGATCGCCTGCTGTTGCAGGCGTGCCGACTCGTACGCCGGCAGCAGCCGGGCGCACGCGGACCAGACGATCAGGTCCGCGCAGCGGTTCGGGAGGCCGGACACGGCCTCGAAGTCGTCGCTGTCAATGGACAGCGCGACCGGAGTCTTCACGTACTTCACGCGCATGGCGCGACCCGGCGTGACCGGGTCGAAGAGCTGGATGCTCTTGCCCGTCGGAAACGACGTGGGGTCGGCACTCGGGTTGAAGCGCATGCGCGTGCCCTGCATCCACACCTGTGTCGGACCGACGGTCTGGTCCATGACGGCCCACACGTCCAGCGCATCCGCTGGCATGCCGTACTCGTAGACGACGCTGATGTTGCTGATGTTGGCGTACCCGAAGCACACCAGATCCGGATAGACGCCAAGGATGGCGTCGTTCACGGCCTCCTTGATCCGCGCCCGGGGGAAGCGCGGATCGGAGGTGACCAGCGTCGTGGCGCTGTGCGCCACCGCCTGCGTGCCTTCGGCGCCGCGGCCATTGAGGCCGCCCATGGTGCGGACTATGCCGCTGGACACGTCGTAGTCCTTGACCAGAACCAGTTCGTCCCCGATCTCCACCAAGCCACGAGAGAGGTTGTCGATCGTGGCCGTGTCCACGGTGAAGGACGTGTCGGTCGGGGCCATGTCCTGCGCCAGCTCGGTCACGGCGAGCTGATCCTTGGCGTAGCCCAGGATCTGCTGGCGCACCCGGTTGACCAGGTCGGCGAAGGTGGTCACGGTTACCCCATCGGTCCGGCGGCGTTGAAGTCGCGCCCGTACGCCGCGCCTGCGGCATCGGAGGCGCGCACAGCGGCCTCGATCTTCGGCATGGTCGTGCCGTCGGGCTGGATGCCCTGACGGCGCGCACTGCGGTACGCGTCCAGCTCGCGGTCCCACGCCTTGCGTGAGGTCATGTCCAGCCCCTTGGAGGGGCTGGCGCCCACGGTCGTCACGGATGCCGCACGCAGGCAGTCGTGATAGCTGGCGTGGTCCTTGGTACGGCACCCGGTGCGGCAGGCCATCACATGGCCTCGCGGAACTGGGAGTTCACGTACGTCTGCTGCTCCTCACCGCCGGGGGCGGTGGTCATCTGGACGGACGCCATGAAGGCGTCCAGGATGTCCTGCTCGTTCTGGTTCCGGAGGACGGTGTTGCCGGCCTCGCCGGTCACGCTCTTCGGGTCGGTGGCGGTCATGGCTGCTCCTCAGATGGCCGTGATGGTGAGGTTGCGGTACCGCGGCAATGTGTTCGTCGCGGTGAGCGAGCCCGTGTGAATGCCCAGGTAGTCACCGCTGTACGCGGACGTGGTGAACGTGTTGCTCCAGCCCGTACTGTCGGTACGGGCGAGCTTGACCGTCGTCGCGGTCACGTCGATCGCGTAGCTGTACCAGGTGGCCGCGGACAGGGCTCCGGACGTTGTCACGTCCGAGCCCACCTGGACGCCGCTGGTCGCCCCGGGGGCGACCGTGTACAGCTGCATGGCGCCCGAGTTCGGGCGCACCTCGAAGCGGTAGCTGCCCTGCGCGTTTGCCGCGCCGAAGGTGTGCTTGGAGTCGTCCACCTGGCCGAAGTAGAGGCCAGCGTGGAGTGTGCCGGACGGCAAGTTCGGCCACAGCATGTCGAAGCTGATGCGGTAGCCGGTGGCTCCGCGCACGATGGGTGCGAAGCACCCCAGGCTGACGCTGTTGCCGGACGTGGCCGGCGCGTACACGGCGTTCGTGCCGTATATGGAGTCCCACTTCAGTGCGTAGGTCGGGTCGCTGTGAGCGGCCCCGATCTCGCCAGGGGACTTCACCTGTGAGAACCACTGGGCAGATGTGCAGATGGCCGCCTGCGCGGTGCAGTAGATGGGCTGGCTGCACATGATGCCTCGGACCCCGAGGCCCGTCAGGCGCGTGACCTCACTGCGCCTGTGCACTTCCCAGACGATGACCGGCTTCATGATGGGCCGGTTCACGACGCCCATGATCTGGGCGTCGGACGCCTCCCAGGGCATGCCCCAGTAGTCCACCAGAGATTCGACGGCATCGAGCTGAGCGCTCGTTGTGGTGGCGTCGGCGTACGCCCACACCCTGTATCCGTGGTTCTTCGCCCAGGCGAAGCTGTTGGACAGGTAGTAGTTCTTCCAGACCACGGACTGGTTGGCGTTCGGGTACGTGCTCAGCAGAGCCTGAAGGGCCGGGACGCTGTTGTTGCTCTTCGCCTCGGCGAAGATGACGACCCTGCCCAGGAAGCGGTCGAAGAGCTGCTTCGCAGTGGGGATCGTCTGATTGGCCCAGCCAGGGCCAAGCAGCGGAGTTCCTACGATCTTCGCCTGCTGGTTCAGCGCGGCGTAGGTCCACAGCTCCGGATTGGTGGTCCAGGTGCCGTTGGTCATCCTGGTCAGGTCGTTGTCGTGCAGGGCGAACAGGACGCCGTCGGCGCTGACATGGAAGCTCATCTCCACGGCCTTCAGGCCGGCGCCGACGCTGCTGACGTAGGCGACCTCCGTCAGCTCGGGGGCCTCGCCCCCGCCGCCGCGGTGGGCGATGAAGAACGGGTTCGCGCCCACGACCTGGTCCACAGTGATCTGGGTCGTGGGCATGAACTGTGTCTGCGCCCACGCGCGATCCCCATGGGGGTCGCTGTCCGGCACTTCGTGCTCGGTGATCTGACCCTGAACGTCCTCGAAGGACGCGTTCACCGCGTCGTCCCACGGGGCCAGTCCTGGTTCGAT